GCCATCGGCGCCCAGGTCCGAGGCGATCTGCTGTGGGTCAAAGTCGGCAGGAGAGTTTTTCAGCGCCTCTCGATATACCGCTGTTGTGGCATCCCGGCGCTGCTTGAGCATCGGATTGCCCTGATCCCGAATGTAGGAAAGAATTTCCTCTTGCGGAAGCGCGCCCTGCGCCGCGTTGAAGAAGGCCACCTGGTTGGTGACCTGATCGCTGAACGCCCGGTCGAAGCCTTCAGGCGATTGCGCGAAAAGCTTCGAAAGAGTTGTGAGGGCAAACCTCGCCTGCTGCGGATTTTGGCTCGCCATCTGCTGCGAAAGCTGGCCAACAACATTATCCGGGATATAGCCGTTGGCGCGTTCGATCGTCGGCAGCAGCATCGTGTTGACATATTCTTCATCGCCCTCGAGCAGGCGTTCGCCAAACTTCGACTGAGAGAAAAGCGCGCTCGCCATCGCCTGATGCTCAGTGCTCGTCGGATCGAAGTTGAAAAGAGGGTCGTCGATGTTGTTGAGCATTTGCTCGGCGTTGTACCGCTGAGTCTGATTGTCGCGGTAGACCTTCAGCATCGCCTCTTGTTCATCGACCGAGAAGCGAAGCTGCTCATTCGCCTTGACGTACTCCTGCATCCCCATGCTGCCATCGAACAGCCCCTGCTTGAGCGTCTCGATTTGCAGGTTCCGGGCGGCTTCAGCCTCCGCCGCCATCTGAGTACGAATAGTCTGGGCCTGCTGCAGCCCGTCTTGCAGGATCGCAAACCGCTGATCGCGCGGGATGTGGGAAAACTCTTCGTCGTAGAGGAGGGATGAGGGCGTGCCCGTGGCGCCAGCAATCGTGTTGATGAATTCGTTGTCAGGCAGGTTCTTCAGCCCCTCCCACGTACCTTCTAGCACGCGCTTGGCCGCGATGATCGCCGGCTGGTTGCCGGACTCGAGCACGGCCAAGAGGTTCCGGCCCGTGACGCGCTCATACTCGCGCTGGGCTAGGTACCACGCGCCTCGATCCTGAGACTCGGGCGAAAAGTCCGTGAGTCCGAGCTCGCTCGCTACACTGTCCCAAGTAGCTTTAATGAACTGATACCTTCCGGCGGCACTGGAAGGCTTTCCGGCGTGCGGCCCCGAAGCAATGGTCGCAGGATCGTTCGGGTGCGCGCTAAAGTCCCCGAAGAAACGCTGACCGGAGGGCGAATAGAGGATGTTGTAGAAACCTCCCGACTCTTTTCCCGATACTGCGTTGAGAAAGCCGGCGGCGGCGGCAGGGAGACCTGCAGCGACTGGACCATCAGCGCGAACCCGACCCTGGACAATCTCAAGTGTGTCCGGTACAGTTCCGGTGCTTGCATTATCCAGCGCCTCCTCTTGCACGAGCCGAACCATCTTGGCAGAAGAGATCGCAACAGAAAGCTGCTCGGAAAGGTCGCGCGAGGCCTGTGCATCCATCGGCGAGCTTTTCATCAGCTCAGTCAGGTTGTCGATCCACTTGCCCTCGATCTCGTCAAGCTGCGCCGGATCGGTGATGACTGCGGTCAGGATTGCCTCGGTCGCCTGTGCTTGCAGGTCGCCAACCGTCTTGGTAAACTCAGCATTCTCGGCAGAAACCTGGAGGCGGAAGGCGGAGTTCGTCTTCTCCTGCAGAATGCTTTCGATCTGAGCGTCGAACTCGGGCCGAAGGCGTTCGGGTACTCGGCGGCGGAAATCTTCGAGTTGCGTCTGCGCCCACGCCTGCGAGTCGTTGGTGAAGTTGGGGGCACCGGCAGGCGCGGAGTCGTAGCGTTCGCTCAGCCCCCGAGTGAGTTCGTTATCGAGTCGAATAAGTTCGGTGCGGAGCGCCGCCGACTCAAGCTTGTCTTGCCGCGCCTTATACGCCTCGTCCATCGAGGTCGCGGCAACCTCCTGCTGGACTCGGGTTTGCGCCAGCCCGGCCAACTCCTGCCCCATCCCGCGAAGGGCCATGCCGACTCCGGCGCCAAACGCTCGCGGATCAACCGATGGATTGAGTCCGGAGACCTCGCGCCGAGACGGATCAACTCTGCCGATTTCAGCCATCAGTTAACAGTCCTCGATTGGTTTTGCAGACGCCGGGCGGCAAGATCGCCGGCCAGACTTGCGCCCGAGATAAGCGATGAGCCGATGTTAAGCACAGTCTCTGTTCGGGCATTGCGTCCAGCTTGACGAGCCTGCGCTCCTTCAAGCCTCGCGGTTTGGGCCCGATTGCGCGAGCTCGCCGCTTGGTTATTCGCGTCATTGATGGTGCGGAGTCGATCGCGCCTCGCCAGCACCGACTGGTTATTCCGGCGCCGCTGGTAGGAGGTGGAATTGACGTTGAAGCCGCGCCCGGCCATCGTCGCGAGCTCCTCCGCCATGATGTCGGCCGCCGCAAAGTCCTGGTCCATCGCCTGCTGCTGGCCCGACTGTTTCACCAAGGCTGCGTTTTGCTCTTCCAGCTTGGCTTGGCGGGACGCGAGCACAGCCCGGTATTGGGCTTCGGCTGAGGCAGCGCGACCCTGAGCAACGGCCCCTGCAACGCCGACTGCAGTCGAAGCTACGGCAAGGGCAGTGCTTGAGCCCGCGGCAGCCATCGCGGGGCCAACTAGGGCGATTGCCTGCATTTATGTTCTCTCCCGGACCATGTGGATGCGATCGAAGACCTTGGCAACAGGCTTGAAGCCAAAGAATTCGGCGAAGCGGCAGTTGGTTGCGTTCTCGACCTGGCAATAGAAGCCGTAGTGAGGGAAGCGGTCGAGAAGCGTGCGGAGCTCTTTAAGCTGCGACTTTTTAAGCGAGCGCAAGTCTTTCGGCTCAAGCGTTACGTAGACCATGAGGTCGATCAACGAGGAGATCCGAAAGCCAATGATGAACGCAGGCTCAGGAAAGCCGACGGCGTAGCGCACGTCGCTCAGATGATCGCCCGGCAATCTGTCAACCTTCAACATCGGTTTTTGTCACCAGGCCAAGGATAGAGGCGGATTGCGGGCCCTGCTTGAGCACCGTGATTGCTCCGTCGAAGTCGTAACCGGCTCGGATCGAAATATCATAGATGCCGGTTTTGAAGCGCGGCGCAACGCCCAGGCTTTCGGTCGTGCGCGCGGGCAGGGGATAGGTGATGTCGCCCTCACCATCGCCGAAGCGCAGGCCCCGAGCCTTGAAGAGCCGCACTGCAATCCCCTTGACATTCTTTTCGCGGTCTTCCAAGACTGTGCCGCTTATCGACGGCGGCAGGGTTTTAAGCTTGCCCGTGAAGCCCAGGCCCGCGACGACATAGCTGGCGGGTTCGGGCAACGTAATCGAGCCATTCGTGACAACAAGCGGCGGAATTTCAGCCCCGTCGGCAAGCACCTCAACCGTTCTTCCCTCCAAGTGTTGCAGGCCCGAGAAGGTCGTGGAGTCGGCGGTTAGTGACCACGAGCCTTGAGCGAAGCTGCGGGTTGTGAGTTCAGGCACAGCTTGACGGATCGGAATGTCAAGCTGCACCGTAATGATAGCCGGGACCGTGTAAGCGATCACACGGCCCCGGCCACCTCCAGCGCGGAAAGACTTGCCCAGATCCGCCGCGCTGAATATCCCGCTGGACGCTGTCACCGTAATCGTTCCCGTCAGTCCAGACACGGTAACGGTCGCGGCGGGAGTTGTGAGGGTCGAGCGAACACCTGCGTCCACTGACCACATGTCTTCTTCGGTGTCAGGCTCAACCGACAGCCGTTCGATAAAGCGGAAGCCGTTGCGCGAGACTACGAGGTAGAGCCGGTCAACACTATTCTCGCGAACAGCTGCGATCTCAAGCACTTGGCCGGCAGTCGAATGATCGGACCAGGCAAAGGTTTCCTGCGCCGGATTGTAGCAGCAGCTGAGGAAGGTGCCATCGCGCCGAGCGGCCCAGAGAAGCTTATGCGGCGCCTTGGCCCAGGCCATCGAAACCACAGGGTTATCCGAGGAGAAATAGTGCGAGGCAAGAGTCGTGCGCTCGGTCGTGGTGAAGTAGGTGGGCAGGTTGCTCGGCCCAATCGCGTGGATGGAGTCGAATTCGTTGCCGAGGTAAAGCACCTCGCGGTCGATCCGAATAGGCCTGACGTGGGAAGCGCCTTCCGAGGTCTGGGTCGAAGCTTTCGCCGTGGTTGCGGAAATGGCTGAGTCGTCCACGCCTCGGATAAGGAAAACGCCATCGTCACAGAAAGCGAAGAAGCCCTCGGTCGAGCTAACAAGATGCCGGATCGGAGTTTGAGTCTCGGCGTCGATCGTCAAGATATAGGGGTCGTCCGGCCGGGCATTGGCCGAGGTAGCGTAAGAGTCCGGGCGACCGATCCTGCTGGCGAAGAGCCCAAGCGGATTGTTGTTGGTGCCACCGCGGACTCGACGCTGCTGGACCTTGGCGCTGCAGGCGGGGAATGTGCCCGAGGTCGGAGTGGCGATCGCGGTTGCAGTTGCGCCCGAGCCGCTGCCGCCCGGAGTGATGGTGACAGTAGGCGAAACATAGCCGCTGCCGGGATTGAGAATTTTCACCCCAGTGATTACGCCCGCATTGATGATCAGCCGGCCAGAGAAGCCGCTACCCCCGCCCCCGCTCACGGAAACGGTTGAGCCGGGACTGTAGCCGGAACCCTGCGCCGTGATCTGGATGGACTCGATGCCGCCTGCCACAAAGGGGTTGTCGTAGATCAGCGGCGTGATGGTGAAGTCAGGCACAATGTTGCGATCGACAAAGAGCGTAGACTCGGACTCGCCAAGAAAGCCCAACTCCATGCCGAGGTCGGCGTTCACTCCATTCGGGATCACCAGGCTGCGGTAGATCCGGTAGTAGTCGGCCTCGGCAACACTCGGCCAAACGAGCGTGGCGTGGCCTGTGGTCGTGGTGTAGTCCACCATCGCCGTGCTCAGTTCGTATGAGGCGGAGCCAAGCAGCCCTTCCTCGCCGTCGCTGTTGACGACCGAAACCGCGAAGAGGGCGCCGGCTGCACCCGCGGTTGAGGGCGTGACAAGGGCAAAGCCGACGGTTCCGGAGTAGCCGACAAAGGAGGTTTGGGCGAGAGTCCAGTTCGCGGCCCCGAGTCGAGTAAGCTTCCGCTCGGCGTAGGTCGGATGGTTGAGGTAGATAACGTCGCCGTCCTGGCTGTATTTGAGCAGGGGGAGGTCGGCCGAAGCGTAGGGCGAGGCAAGGGTATAGACGCGGGCAACAGGCCCAACGCCGAACGCCGCCGGATTGGTGACCTGGACCCCGGTCATCGTGAAGAGCTGGAAGGTGTTGGTTCCGGCTGCGCCGATGGTGTAGGTGTTGCCCTGAACCTTCACCCACTGGCCAGTCGTGTAGCCGTGCGCAGTTATGGTGATATTGGCGCCGGAGGTAGAGGCAATGTTTTTCGACGCCTCGAGCACATAGTTGCCATCCTGCATAAAGCGGATGTTGGTGCCCGACAGCACGATCATGTTCGTGTTAGCAATGTCGTTGTTGAACTGGAAGGGGATCAGGCGAATGTTGCCCGAGGCTTCAGCGTAGTCGCGAAACTCGGTTCCTGGTCGGGTAAAGGCGCCGCCAAGGTAGTCGATGCACCAATTCCGCGCTTCGGCCAGACCAAGGTCGTAGTTTTGCAGATCCCCTCGGCCGTGAAGTTTCGGGTTGAGCACACCCGCGGAAAAGCCGAACTTGATGAAGGACTCAAGCATTAGGGACGGGCCTCGGAGAAGAGCGGACCATAGGGGTAGTAGAAGCGGGTGTGGCGGTAGTCGCTGTAGCCGCGAGCCGCGAGCGCAGGCGGAAGCGTTTCGGTCGGCAGGCTTACAGACATCTGCGAGTCAGCTCGAGCCGCCATGATCGCTTCATCGGCAAGCTGGTAGTTTAGCTGCTGGAGCGAATTCTGGCCCGAGATCGCGCCCGAGATTGCGGCGGCAAGGGCATAGATCGTGGCCTGGCGCTGGCCCGGAGTCCAGAACACAGGGTTGGTTTGGGCCGCGGCATAGACGAGCAGGGCCTGGTTCATGTTCGTGCTGAGCACATTCCGGGTCCGGCTCGAGTCGAACGAGATCGAAAAGGTCTCGAAGGTGTCGAGGTGCCAGGCGCGGAGGTAGTCGGTGGGTAGGGCGTAGGCGTACTGGAACTGGGACTCGGGGTCGCCCTCGGCCCAGTGGTCGGTAAAGTCGCGGGTGCGCAGGAGCGGAAGGCGTGCGGTTCGGCGTGAGCTGGGCCAGAACGCGGCTTCTTGCACGCGATCTCGTACCATCTCGTACCAAATGTCGCACTCCTCCCGCTCTCGGCTTTCATCCAAGAGAGAAGAAAGACGGCCCTTGGCGCGAACTGCAGATAGGGCTGCGTTGTAGATGCCAAGGACCGTCGTCGTCATTTCTTAGCCTTCCCAAGAGAGGAGAGGGTGTCGCCCGGCTTGGCTTCGGCGATTGCTACGCCGAGGTCGAGTTCAGGCGCCGGCTCGGGTTCAGGCTCGACGGCCGGAGCCGCCTCCACTTCACCCAGGAGTTGAGCCGTGCGAGGCGCTTTGCCCGCCTCGATCTCAACAATGTCCCCGGCCCGATAGAGCTGGGTGCCGTCAAAAAACCGGCCCCGAAGCTTGTACTGCGGCATGGGTCAGCCTCCTCAGTTCACGGCGTCGGCGTAAGCACGCCAGTTCTGCACGTCGTTCGTCAGGAACGCGTCGATCGCGCCCGCAGTCGTGGTCGCAGTCGCCGTAACCACTCGGATGCCGAGGAAGCGACGGTAGGCTGCGCGCGGAAGCGGGATGATCCACCGAGCGCCGACCACAAGCGAGGCCACCGGGATCGCACCCGAAGTCCAGTGATCGGTCGGGTTGGTGGTGATCGCGCCGTTGTCCGCCGAGGTGAGGCGGAAGTCAACAGTCGCGGTGGCGCCGACAAACGCCGTAGTCACCTGGACGACGAGGTAGAGCGTGTCCAGGAGTTCAGTCCCCGCCAGAAGCGAGGTCTGCCGAAGGTCGATCTGGTCACCGACAACTGCGGTGCCAGCTGCCGCGAACACGTTGAGCGCGTCCGCGAATTCAAGGCGGTCATCAAGGATCATAGTCAGAACTCCTCAGTTCGGAACCAGAGCTTCGTCAGCCGCAAGGGCGTCAACCCGGCGGATCGGAACCTCGTTGAACATCATCGTGCGGATGCCGCCGACGTTTTCGTAGCTGAGCGTCGATTGCTTCGTGATCGACGCGAGCTGCTGCCGGAACCGCGTCCGCAAGTCTCGCGACATGTAGAACACGGGGCGGATGTTGCCCGACAGCGAGGGGAAGCGCTCCATCGCCTCGAACATGAGGTCGGGAAGAATCGGGCCCGACGCCGCGTCTGCGCGAAGATCGCTCTTGTCGATGTTGGCGATGCGGACCACGTAGCGCCAGTCCTTCACGGTCAGGCCGCAGTCCATGCGGAAGTGCATACGGTAGCCTTCCATCCGGCCACCGGCGCCATCCGCGTTCTCAATCGTGACCTGGCCCTTGTCGGTCACCTGCAAACCCGCCTGCGAGCCCTTCGGCACGATTCCGTGGCAGCTGTTGGGGCCCCAACCGATGAGCCAGATCGACGCGTTGTCGGCGCCAGCACCGCCTGCGTGGATCACGTTCTCGGCGTTGAGCGCGTTGGCGACGTTCCGCGAGTTGAAGCGCGGGGCGAAGCCGAGGAAGCGCTCGGGGTTGACGTCGAGGTTGCCGTAGAAGAGCGTATCGACGAACGCCTGCGACATGGACTCGATCTGCGCCTGCGCTTCGCTGAGCCGGAACTCGTTCGTGTTCCCGTTCAGATCCGCGAGGGCCTTGTCCACCTCGTTGTAGGCCTCTAGCATGCCGCAGGTGTCCGTGACCTGGGCGCGCTGCGATTTGTCAGGCTGAACGCCGCCGTAGAGTTTGCGCCAGGTGACGGTCGGCAGGCCGGTCCGAATGGTCGTCTTGTGACCAGTCGGCAGGTTGCCTTCAAGGAAGGTGACGTCAGCCATCACCTCGTTCACTTCGTTCAGCATCTCGACGACAGTGGCGACTTTGCCATCCGGGTCGAGTGCGGTCTTCCAGTCCAGAAGC